ATCAGATATTAATTGAAAGATTGGTCCGACCATAGTTTTATATTCATCTGTCCGTGAATTAATTGTTCTTGCGTGTTTATACTCTGGATAAAATTCATCTTTAATGAACGATTTTACAAACGTATGCTTTTTATCATGTGGGTTTGTTATTTTTTTATTCTTGCGCAGTAACTCCTCTTTCCTTTTTATGGTATAATTTGTATGATTTAACCAGTTTTCTACACTGGTGTCGAGGGTTGCCGCAAGTGGGGTTAAGTGTTTCTTGCAAAATTTCAGGGTGAAACGTTTTAAAGCCCTGGCCTTAATCTTATCGAATCCCGGAATCTTGGGACAGACTCTATATTTGAACCCGTCTAAAGAGGTCGATACATCAGTCAAATCAGGATGAGGACATGCTGCTCCTTCGAGGTGCATTCCTAACGTTCCAGCAACTGGTCGTCTCAAATTACGGTCATTTTCAGTTAGTCTCACAAGTTTAAATGTTGGATCCATTACGATACGGTCTTTATTGGTCGAGGTTGCTTTGGGCCATTGGTCTGCGAGTACCACCTCATCACTCGTATACCCAAAGAGGGTAAGGCTCCGGGAGCCTACATCCTTGGGGCGGAGTAGAAAAGTTCATCGGGACAAGATGAACAATAGACGAACTTTCTACTTCTATAATAATGAAAAACTGCATCCAGCGTAGTGTTGACAAGGTCTTGTCCCATCAATGCAGAAAAAGCCGGAATATTCACGGCGTGAAAATTTTTTGAGTAAGCATTTGCTCTGAATTTTACAGATTCAACGTCATCGAGCAAGCTTATTATTTGCGGATTGGTCATTTGCATAAACAATTCTAATGAGATTTCAGACTTATACGAATTCTTTTTGAAATCTCCGACATTCACCCTAACTCCTGGTTCTGGAACGTAAGTGAACTCTGCATCACAAAGGATGGGATCCATGAAAACCAATTTATTGGTACCCATTGCCTGCGGTCTAAAATCATTCATGTACTGAGTTTTCCTCGCATTGGACAATGTTAATTTACGTTTTACATCATATTTCCTTATTAACTTAACCTCTGTGTCGACACTGTGAGTATCCTGGTTGTCGTCACAACGCAGTTCTTCAATGTCAATTCTAAGAATTGTTGGGCCCAAGAAATAACCAGGCAAAGTAATGACAAAAAATAATGGCCAGGCACATATCAGCCTGAACATGGTGATCAAATTGGGAGTATCACTGAACCAATATTCTATCCCAGTCCAATTAACAAAAGAATTGATAGGGTCTGAATAATCAAATTTTTTCCTGTATTTAATCAACCCATCAGCCTCTAATTTTCTAATCATACGGCTAATGACCATCTCTCTATCGGTTTTGTCGGTCCTGTCGTGGAGATGGATTTTTAAAGCTCGGAATCTTAATTCTCTGTTCCAAAACTGTATGAAAACTACAGCAACAAAAATT